GAAGAAGAGCGTAAAAAGTTTAGTAATTATTTAATGATACGTTGGGGCAGTAGTGTACAAGGNAGTAGAGATTTACAGGAATTTTATTTGATCAGTTGTAATGAGCGACTAAACAAACACTTTTTTAATATAAACAAACACCCAAAGCTACAATGGCTGTGTGCTACCAGCGTTAGTCCAGGACTAGGCACTCACAGACATCAATGGATCGCTCCTAAGAAAAAAGAACCAGGTGCCAGTGGTGTTCGTAAACAACTAGCAGAACTATATCCACATCTTAAAGATGATGAGTTAGAGTTAATGGCCAAAATTAACACTAAAAAAGATATAGACACTTACTTAAAACAATTGGGCCAAGAAGTTAAGAAATGAAATACACCTGTCAGTATTGTAAGAAAGACTTTATTAAAGAGTCCAGCCTTGCGGTGCATTCGTGCGAGCCACGTCGGCGTAGACAAGAACAAAGTGAGCGAGGAGTACAATTGGGACTACAGGCCTATCTTAAGTTTTATCAACTTACCCAAGGTAGTGCTAAACTAAAAACATTTGATGACTTTGCTGACAGTCCGTATTACAAAGCCTTTGTAAAGTTTGGTCGTTATTGTGTAGACGTAAAAGCAATTAACCCAGCTCGCTTTACTGAGTGGGTATTAAAACAAAATAAAAAAATTGATCATTGGTGTAAAGATAGTGTCTACAACGAATACCTTATGGATTATTTACGAGTAGAAAATGTAAATGATGCATTGGCTAGGGCCATGGAGTTTGGGATTGACTGGTCTGAAGAGTCTGGCAATCCTCCAGAAGATTGTCTTCGCTATGGCAACAGTAATAAAATGGCCTATGCTGTTAACACTGGTCGTATTAGTCCTTGGGTAATTTATAATAGCGAAAGTGGACAAAAGTTTTTAAGCGAACTCGACCCAACGCAAATTGCCATGGTCTGGCCTTACATTGATGCAGACTTTTGGATGCGTAAGTTTAAAGACTATCCAGCAGACCAAGAGTATGCCAAGGATATATTACAGAAAGCAGGATGGTAGAATGTCAGCAGATATTGACATTGATTTAGCCGACAGAGATCAATTATTAAAGTTGATTACTGCTACACCAGCACGTCAATTACACCAAGGACAGGTACGTCGGCATAACTCTGGTGTGTATGTAACCAGCATACCATATGATCCTATAAATGAATGTGCCGCAATAGATTACGAAGTAGCTGAAGAACGTGGCTATTTTAAAATTGACTTATTGAATATGTCAGTATATCAGTTAGTTAAAAGTCCAGAGCACTATCAAACAATGTTAACTACGGAACCTATTTGGAGTAGACTATGGACGGATATAGAATGGGCAAAACAATTGGTACATATTGGAAATTATACAGCCTTACTACAGTCAATGAAACCAGATAGCATACCAAGGATGGCGGCATTTATTAGTATTATTCGTCCTGGCAAAGCACACCTACAAAACAAGCCCTGGCCAGAAGTATTCGAGTCGGTATGGGACGGCGACGAATCTAAAGGGTTTGTATTTAAACATGCGCATGCTGTTGGTTATGCAGCTCTTGTAGCATTACATATGAATTTATTAGATGAAACTATTCCATCCGTCGAACTAAAGTAATCGACTTTCTCTTGGATTTCTTGCGGGCCATTTCGCTTAAACTACAGACAGGCCCGTGTAATATTTCCAGATCTTTGTTAACAAAAGTTCTAGTATATGCTTTAAACGGATCCCATTCGGTCTTAAGGAATATGTTAATAGGAATACTACGATTACTTTCCCACCACCAAATGTTGGCTAATTCTAAAAACTTCTTTTTAGTGTCTAAGTCTTGGATACTACCAAAGTCGTAGATTGTGGTAATTGTTTCGTCTTGATTTTGTATAATTCCTAGATATTCTGTGGTGGCGTAAACACACAGCGTTATAAACGGGTACTTTTCGGCNAACTGGGTAAAAATATCATTATTCATATTATGGGATATTTATGGTTTGGATAGACCGTTAAAACTATAAATACAAATATGTATTCTACCCAAGCCTATATATACCAACAGATCACATCAGTATTACTGATAGACACTGGCGACGGAGAAACTTTCACTTATAGGTATAATCCTGTGTACGCTAAAAAACTAACAATTAACAAAGGAATTGATAATGTTTTACTATTTCAATTCATTAACCAAGAAGAAAAGCCTGTGGACATCACAGGCAGTTCATTTATGTTCCGGGTAGTCAATACCAACGGTACAGAAATAATAATTGAACAGCCAATGGTCACTCTAAATGCTCCGCTGGGACGTGCAAAAGTGACGTTACCGGGCTCAGATTTACTGGATGTACTGGCGCAACCTGCAAATTACAGCATAACCCGTGCCAGTGGAAACCTTAACGAAGCAGTGTTTACTAACGCACAGTCTGGTGCTCGTGCTCCTTTGGATATTGTTGACAGCTCATTTCCACGCTATGTTCCAAGCGCACCGTTGACTATTCCTACTACCAAACTATCAGCACAAGGCAGTTACGATGGTGCTAGTTTTGCTGACTATGCAACACAAAATAATTATTGGTCCGGCAATCCTAATGGCGGAAACTACTGGAATAGTTTTTTAAACACAGAATTCTTTAGTAGTTTTGTAGTACCTAAACAATCAATAACCACGGTTCAAATGGACTTGGTCGGATACACAGGAACAATTAAAGCTCAGGCCGCTGAGAATTACGAAAGTATTCCGTACAATGTAACTGAGAGTACTACGTACTACAACGAAACCCGCACCATTTACATGAACATTGTCGGATGGTATCCACTGGTTAGATTATGTTTTAATAACAGCGTATTTGCCACACCAAACCAACCTGGCATTCCGGCTATGGCCTATGCCATCTGTGAAAACGGTGTAGTTACTAGCATTGTAGTTCAAAATGCTGGATCTGGATATTTGGCACCTCCACAGATTGATATCGTTGGTGATGGATCCGGTGCTACCGCAAGAGCTATTCTCAGTGATACCGGATCAGTAGAAAGCATTGAAGTTACCAACGGTGGATCTGGATATTGGGTAGTACCTAACGCCGGAGTTAATACTTCGTATTATCCAGTACCTCCAAATAATCAAGGTGCCTTAGTATTAATTGGTACCGGTTTTGTTCAAAATTTATACTACCGATAAAGTTGCATCTTCCTAAACAATCTGCTATAATGTAGTATGATTGATGTGGTTTCCTTTTTACCAGGCAAGAGAAAACAGACAAGTTCGGGCTGGGTTTCAGTAAATGCACCGTGTTGTGTACATCGTGGTGAATCCGCTGATCGTCGTATGCGTGGGGGTATAAAATCCTTGCCCGATGGTAGTTTCAGTTGGCATTGTTTCAATTGTGGTTATACTGCTAGTTTTGTTCTTGGGAGGAACCTAACATTCAAAGCTCGTAAACTATTAGAGTGGATGAATGTACCACAAGAAGAAATTGAGCGTATAAATCTTGAAAGTTTAAAACACAAATCAATTGAAGGCTTGATCCAGGAGCGTCAAGTAGTAGCTGATCGAATACAAGGTATAGAATTTGAAGAAAGAGATTTGCCAGCAGATACACAACCACTTAATGAAGCAGGAACAAAATATCTTCAAAAGCGTTGCATACCGTTAGACTATCCGTACATGTACAAGACCATGCCACGCAATGGTATTGTAATTCCGTTTACATATGACAATCAAATTGTTGGGCATACTACACGATTTTTAGATGATCGCACACCTAAGTATATTCAAGACATACAACCGGGTTATGTGTTTGGTACAGACCTACAAAAATCAAATTGGCAATATGTAGTAGTTATGGAAGGTGTATTTGATGCACTCAGCATTAACGGACTAGCGGTATTACACGCAGAGATCAATGACGCACAAGTTAAATTAATACGCAGTCTAGGCCGAGAAGTTATTGTAGTTCCAGATCAAGACGAAGCTGGTATGAAGTTAGTAGATCGTGCAGTAGAGTTAGGATGGGCTGTTAGTATACCCAAGTGGCCAGATGGTATTAAAGATGTAAACGATGCCGTAATTCGTTTGGGTAGGTTAGGAACACTTCTTACAATTATGCAATCTAAGGAAACTAGTAAGATTAAAATTGAATTGCGTAAAAAACAACTATTAAAACACTTTAAACACAAGAATGTTTAGATAAGTTAGTTATACTATAGATCGTTTTGCAATCAACACATGAATATTTTATTTGCGAAGAGTGAGTACCGTGTGCAATTTGAATTTTAACCGCCGCACTTACATTTTGACAAGTTTGATTAGATCGAGTCTTTCCTAAATTTGAGTTACGAGATTTTTCTCGAGTCTCAACACTTACTACTCTGTTATATTTGTGAGCTTTTTGTTTTTCAGTTTGTTTGATTCCTAACTTTCTGTTTCGCATTTTAGATTTGGATTCCTCTGTGCGTTTTTTACCTTTATTTGCTCTTCCTATTTTTTGTGCTATTAATGCTATTTCTTCAGGACTAAGTTGCATTCTCTGACCAATCCGTAGGCATGCACCATACTCGCCTTGGGCATAGTGAATATTATAATGATCGGCGATTGATACAGCTATTAAATTTGCAGGAGCATTATTTAACCGGTCTCCATCAATGTGATGTATGTCGTATGTTCGGCCATCTGAGTTTACTGGAATAGGACCATAATGCTGTTCGTAAATTTTACGATAATTAGTTTTTGGTTGATAAGTATTGTTCAAGCTGTAACTCCTTTTCAGTTATAGAGTAGTTGGATATCCCCATATCGCGAACTACACCTATATTTAGTCGATTGAGTTGTATTATCTTACTAATTCTGCTACAATAAACAAACAAATAATGGAAAATATATATGCTTAAGGATTATGGACTTGATGTCCAAAAACTATTCTTAGAAATGATGTTGCAAGATGCCGAAAGCTATGTGCGTGTGCAGAACATTTACAATCCAGAAAACTTTGATCGCAGTCTGCGACCAGCGGCAGAGTTTATTGCTAAACACAGTGATGAACATAAAACATTGCCTGCACCGGAACAGATTACAGCCGCAACCGGCATTAAATTAAATCATATTCCTGATCTAAACGACGGTCACTTTGAGTGGTTTATGGAGGAGTTTGAGGGCTTTACTCGTAGGCAAGAACTAGAACGTGCAATTTTAAAGTCAGCCGATTTGCTAGAAAAGGGCGACTACGATCCAGTAGAAAAACTAATTAAAGATGCAGTTCAAATTAGCCTAACCAAAGATATGGGTACAGATTACTTTGCCGATCCAAGATTTCGTATTGACAAATACTTTAATTCTGGCGGACAAGTAAGCACAGGCTGGCCGCAGATGGATAAGATCTTGTATGGTGGATTTAGCCGCGGCGAACTTAACATTTTTGCAGGCGGGTCTGGGTCAGGTAAATCGCTTGTTATGATGAA